TGGCCTTTATATTTGGCATTATCTAGTTACTCCCGGTCTTACTAGTGCAGTTCCTTCTATCAATTTGAGAACATTATTGCCAACAATCCCTTTAATATCATAAACATATCTACCCTCCTTTAAGTTTGTCGTAGTTGTAGAAGCCATAGATATTACAACTTCTCCCTTTGTAGCATCTGCTACTAAAGCAACAAAATCAACATGATTTGATGTAGAATATGTTTTTCTAAGTTGAGCTTGTATGGTGTAATTAGACAAATCTAAAAGATTGGTTGTAACAGTGTCTTCCAACACAAATGTAGAATTAAAATCATATCCCTGCTCAATTACTATATTTGATACAAATACCGCCATTATTCAGATGAGCATACTTTCCTTTAGATATTTATATTAATCGGATAAAGTAGTCTTATTTATTTAAAAACTCTTTGAGTAAAGACTTAATCTCCTCAATATCTTTTTTCATGTTGTCCAATTCCTCTTTTTGGTTTTTTTGAGACTCTATTTTTTTTAATCTCTGGTTATAACCAATAGTGTCGTAATTTATTATTGCTCCGGTATCCTCATCTCGATAAAGATGAGGATTATCTTTAACTTTAGTTAATCTTGTCATTTCAGTGCTAGAGTTCTGAGATCTTTAATTATTGGATAGTTTGCTTGATCTGTTGATGACATCACTATCTTAATTGCATATCCACTAAAGTCTTCCAAATCATTTGCAGTAAATTCATATTCTAAATATTGATTCTTTTCACTTGCGGGAACTTTAATATCAGGTCTTCCATCATTAAGTGAGGGGTCAACAACTTTTAAAGAACCGTTAGATGATGATTCTAAATTACTGAAACCTGGGAATAATTCAAATCTTTGCCCTACATCTATCGAATTTTCTCTAACTAAAGTATAAAGAACTCTTATATCTGCAACCTCAGGTCTATATACCGTTAATATAACTTTCAAGGAAGATGCTGGTTGGGCAAGTTTTATCACATTTGAGACATAAACTGCTTCATGTGGATCATTAGATATTGAATTTACTCTAGAATCTTGAATATAATTTGTTATCGGACGATTAATGTTATCAGAAATAAATTCTACTGTTGAACTATCAACAAATATCATTGGAGAAAGATTTTCATCAGTTGTATTTAATGTTACTGTAGAATTGAATGATCTATTTCCCGATACGTTAGAGAATTGAGATTGATTTAATTCATTTACCCTAGAACAAACTATACCAACAGAATTTAAATGATTAACCTGATTTGGGATTACTGATTCGAGAGTATTTGCAAGAGTAAATGAAACTTCATTTCCATCAATACTAGTTCCTGATGTGGTTCTAATATTTGAAGATGTAGATGTTTGTCTTCCAGGAGATAAAATATCAAATCTTGGATTAATCCTATTAAACATTATATTTTCGGAAGCTTTAATTTGATCTCCTCCACCAATCAATTCCGATGCAAAAGATAATTGAGGATATGTTCCATCGGTAGCTCTGTTAAGACCTATCGATTTTCCTTCCTCAGTAGATGTTGCACCTCTATCAACTTCAACATAATATGAGTTGCTAGTAATATCAGTATCAGAAATGTCATAAGTTACATCATTTATTCTTCTTAAAGAAATTCCGTTAAGTTCGTATTTTGTTACTTTATCTCCGATTGAATGATTCTCGATAATTCCTTCCACTGCTCTTGAAATGATAGTTAATTGATTGTTGGTAGCAGAACTATATCCAACAATTTCGTCACCAATTTTAGCGTATCCAATATTAGTTGAATCAACTAATTGTCCTTCAAAAGTTGTAAAGATTGTGGAGTCTTCAACGTTAATTACTCCTCCAGCAACTGTTGTAGAAGGAAGATCAGCACTTAATACTGTAGGTGCTGTATCAGAAGAAATGTCATTTAACACTAACTTATTATTGTTGGCATACATTCCATGATTAAAATGTTTAACTTGTAGATAATTTCCAGAGAAAATACCTCCAACATCAGTTGAACTTAGGACATCAGTATTTCCAAGAGAAACTGTGGTACTATCTGTATCAAAGTAGACTAAATCTCCAGTTGGAATTGAACCCTGAACATTACTGAGGAATAATTTATCAATATTACCACTAGCAGTAACGGAAATAACTGCATCTCTACCTGTCTGATTACTGGTATTCGTGAGTGCAACAATATCACCACTATTATATCCAGTTCCTGCAGAAACAACGGATATTCCAGTAATAGTACCAGAAGAATCAACACCAGAAACATTAAGAGTTAATCCACTACCACTACCAAATACATTGGTTGTAGATCTTGTTCCTGTTGTATAGTTCAAACCACCATTAGTGGTTGTAATTGCGGAAACACTACTTCCTGTTGAAACAATATGTCCAAATCCAGATCCTGTTCCTTTAATTTTTCTACCCTCTGTTAAAATACCAACTAGAGAACTACTAGAAGGTATCGTTGTAATACCAAGAGTTACTTTTTTTGGTAATACGGTAATTGCATTATCTTGAAGTGTTGGAATGTATCCATTGCTACTATCGAGAGGAGGATTTCCAAAATGTACAATTCCAGTATTCGAAGTGAATTTTGCTTTATATAATTTAAATTTAAGATCAGATTCTTGCGCTGGAGTCCATATTGACCCATTTTGAGACTTGAATAGACTTCCAATTGCAAATTGTCTAGAATATTTTATAGACTCTGTATTTGGAAGATTTTGTGTTTCAACAGTTTTTTCACCCATTTTTGCAGTCCAAACCTCATATTGGTCTGAATTTGGTGCAAGTAAAACAATTGCATATTCTTGTCCTGGGGGTAAGAATATTGGATAATCGAATGTAACTCTAGTTGCTGTTGTGCCATCTGTTGAAGTTGCAATTTCACTTGGTATCAGAGTTTTGGATTCTCCTACAAGATCTAAGGTTGGTATTCCCAGTTCCATAGTTCTTATTTCAACAGTGAGTGGTTCTTCTCCCTGAGGTTTTGATGCAAAGAATAAATCTAATTCGGTTAAAAATACACCATTATCATCATCACTATCACCATTAAAGTCTGGCGCATCAATTTCTCTACCGACTGTAAAAGATTGAGCTAATGGATCTACTCTACGTGCTCTTGTATTTCTCCTAGTTATAACTGTAGTTATAGTGGAAGTTATTCTTGTAGTATTTGTAGTTACCTGTTGGAATGTTCTTGATGTTCCATTTGCCGTATAAGTAGCATCTCCGGCAGAAATGAGTGTACTGCCAGGTAGTTGTTTTTCATTTGAAGAACTGCTACTTAACCTGTAAGTTTTTCTACCAGTAAGAATTCTTGGATTAGGTGCAGGACTTACATGTGGATTTTTAATAAAGAATGATCCAAATAAAGTTCCGTTTGTATCAGCAATCAGTCTAAGATCTTTAACATATGCAATTGCACCACTAGTTTGTCCTACTATTTTTGCACCCTTTTCAATATATCCATTGAAATCCCCTTGATCCTCAGCAGATAATGAATTTAAATCAATGTTAATAGTTTTGGATGATTGACTATAGTCTGCGGGTATATTTTCCGAAGGTGTATATGGATTAGTAGAATATGTAATTGTTGGTGAATTGAACTTTCCAATTTTATGATTTGATGCCGCTAATCTAAATGCACCTATTTTATTTCCCTCACTATTATAAACTCTTATTGTTTCTCCCGTTTGGAATGAATTATTGGAAGAACCTATATTCTGTAAAGTGGTAGAATTTGCAATTTCAATAAGTTTTGGTATAAAGTTTACATTACTATGATTATCTAAGAATTGATAATGTCTTTCTAAAGGTCTAAAAAGAGTTCCAAAGAAGGATACATTTCTAGAACGAATATATTTTTCTACACCTGAGGAAACAAAAATAGTTCTAGTGCTAGAAGTAGTATTTCTTTCGATTCTGGTTGTAGATGTTCTTGATAATATTTCTGCTTCTGTTGCAAATGAATCAAATTCATCTGGATTTAAGTCTATAACTCTATCCTCAGCAAAAACATTTTCTTCTTCATTAATTGTTCTCTTTACTGTTTTTTCTTCTACACGAGGTGGAAGATTGATAGTTCTTACCCAAGTATCAGTATTGGGAGAAAGATTTATCAGTCCAGTATATTCTACAATATGGAATGGATTTACATTTTCAACTCTAGTTGCAAAAGATTGATTTAACCAATCAACGGAATCATATTTCAAAGTAACAGCATTTCCAGTCTTTTGAACATTTGAATCTAATAAATCATAATTCTGAGATAAATCTAATTCATTCTCTGGAATTTCAACCGCAGGAACTAATCTTTGCTGCAGAGAATTTCTGATAGTAAAAGGTCTAAGTTGTCCACCTATGATATTTGCAGTCGTCAAATTATTGTTAGACAAAGATCTATCATTAAAGTTATCTACGAATATTCCACTTTTAAATCTATCATTTCCTTCAGAATCTTCAATCTTTAAAGTTTTTGTATTAACTTCAAGTAAACTTAGGGAAGTAACTTTTTCTAAGTTTTCAAGTCTATCCTCAAGATTTCCAATATCTCTCATTGTATATCTTCTATTATCTAATGTTCTAATAGAAACATCATCTGAACTATAAAGATATGCAGGAAGATTGATCTGTGCTAATTCCATTAAAGAACCATCATCATTAGATGGTGGCACTGGTTCTACAGAAGAAACTCCGTTTCTCACAAGAACATTGCCAAATTTATCAAGATATACTTTATCGATTCTTGGTAGATAAAAATCGTACCCGAGTAATGATCCCTCTCCAGGTTTTAGTGTTAATTTTGGATCATTAGTAAAGATTCTTGAACTAAAATCAAAGGGAGATCTAGTTGTTGCTGGATTAAATGTTGGTACTCTGGGTCTGAAGTCCAAAGTATCAGAAGCTCTAATACCTTTAGAACCTATATTGGGAATATTATTTGAGAATCTGTCTGCATCATAACTGAGAACAGTAAAGACATCTCCATCATCTGATGCTGAAATTGTATAGTGATCATACACAATTAAAAGTCTTCTTTCAGGAATTTGAGTTCCAACTCTGACTAATCTGGAGTAATCATAATATTGATCTCTTTGACCTTTATCCAGATTAAAATCATTTGTAATATTTTTATATTTTCCTAAAGTTATTGATTCTAATGTTGAAATTATATTAGACTCTTTGAATACTACATTTTCTCCGGGATTAAATTTTTGATCATTCAAATAAACTATTCCTAATTGATTTGAACTGACATATGATTTTCCGGAAGAACTATTTAAAACAATTCTTGCCAAAGCACCAGTATCAGATCCAATAATATCTTCACCGATAATTGCATCAGTGTCTACCTGAGATATTGATGATAATTTAAGTACATCTAATTGTGGATCACCCGTATTTGTAGACTCATATACTGCAAGAACTTCGGATACGTCTGGTACATTTAAAGAAATTTGATCATCTTGAACTCTTAATCCATAATATTCATTATACGTTAATCCATCATTGATAGAATCACTAGTTGCTGCACCAGACTGAACAAGTTTGGAAAGATTTACAATATTTAAAGCACTTCTTGTATATTCTTTAATCTTACTTTGAATACCATTCTTTACGAGAGTTGTATTTACAACGGCATTACTGCCATTATCCAATCCTGCAATAGTTACATTGTTTCCACTTAAAGTGAAGGTATCTGATGTTATTGTTCCAATTCCTCCACCAGTGTAGTGTACAGAATATCTTTCTTGATCAAATGTTTCGAATGATGCACTAGTAATTCCAGTTACATCAGATAAGTTAAACGTTACTGAATTTCCAGAAATAGTTAAACCAGTAAGTTGACTGGTTATAGACAATTGAGAATTGGAAAGATTTACCGAAGCAATATTGGAGTCTGGAAGATTTGCATAAAGGAATGCATTTTCATTATTTCTTAATTCTGGAACTGCAAGTTCAGCATTGTAAGTTCCATTTGATCCAACACCACCATTAAAAACTCCAGTTACAGTAGTTATACCAGTCACTGTTAATGAAGTTAAATTTCCATCTACGTCAGAAACTCTATTATATCTTAACTCAGATCCATCCTGATATTTGATGATATCACCAACTTTAATTCCTGTAAAAAGTTTTCCTGGACTTGTTAAAGTAGTTCCTGTAATACTGACTTGATTAATTCCATCAATTTGTTTTCTGGTAAGAGTGCTATTTGCTTTAAATGTGGAAAATCCGACTGGTGCTGGTTGTTCAACAGATTTAATATCTCTAACACCATATACTATAAAACTTGCTAATGCTAATGATGCATCAACTCCATTAACAATCAATTGCTCATTTGCAACAAAGGTTCCCGAAGTTTGATAAATGTCCAATGATGATGTCCCATCACCAGCAGCAACTGCGAAACCTGTTGCACCACTACTCTTACCTTCAATAAAAGATGTTGCTTTAATTTCTTGTGCTGATACAGTCCTATTAAATGTCAAACTTGTATAAGTTTGTATATCATAAAGGTATAAATCCCATTGAGTTGCTGCACCCGAATATGCTGCATCTGTTAAATTGAATGTATATACCCTAGCTTTTCCAATCTCCTTTTGACCAGATGTATCTGCTTTAAATTGACTTTTTAAAAGTATGGTAACACTTTCTTTTGGTGCTCCCTCAACATTATCAACTCTCAATAGATTACCCATCTCAAATGGAACATTGATAGATGCTATATTTTCAGTATCTCTTGGTTTTTTAACATCAACTGTTTCTGTTGCATCTAGTTCAACATCATATCCGGCTACATATGCTTTTCCAGGTGAAACCTGAACACACATTAAATCATCATTTGGAATATTTCCTTCTTCAGTAGTTTCGTTTTCTAAAAACAAACCATCATTATCTATTCTATCATTTAGTGAATCTACAACATTTAATCGAAACTCGTCAACAGTATAATGTCCAGATTCATCAAAAGTTCTCTCTGCAATATAATCTCTAATAATATTGTAAACAGTTTTATCAACTACTTTCTTTATTTTACCATCATCAACTCTAAGAACTTCTACAAAATTAGTATCATCAAAATCTGTTAAAGATTTTTTAGTTAGAGTTAATGAAATTTTAAATCTATCTGCTCCTGGTGCAGCAAAATTGGAAAATCCTTTTGCATTATCATATAAAGATTGATCATCTTTAGCACTAACAATAGACTCATTTATTTGCAATCCAACTCTATATGATGGTTCATTAGTATAATAGTCTAATATAAGGGTCTGTTTAGATACATCAACAAAAGTTCCTCTTATAAAATACACCCCACTATCAATAGATGCGGAAGAACCAATAAATATAGCATTTTCTTGTAAAACTGAGGCAAATGAAGTTCCAGCATTAAACGTAATGTTTCCAAATGCTACATTTTCAGATGCGGTTAACTCTTCTCCTAATTCAAAAGTTGTAGATTCGGAGTTAGTTCCTGCTTTGGAATATTTTACATAAATTGTTACATTATCTACAATATCACTGTCGGTTGTAAGTGCAACTTCTTTGATTGTGGCACTTACACCAGATAAACTTCCTGTTATTGTTTTTCCAATAAAATTTTTAATATAAACTGAAATATCTATTCCCAGATGGATAGAATTTAGTTTAACAGCACAATATTCATTATCAAAAGTGACGGATCCTGGCAAAACCATGGAACCTTCTTTAAAGATATTACTGCCGAAAGATTCTACTTGATTCTGTAGAATAGACTGAAGAGTAGTTAATTCTCTAGCCTGAACTGGAAATCCTGGTTTAAATAAAACTTTATAAAAATTTTTATTTTTATCAAAGTCGTCATAATATGGACTGATATTTAAGTCTGTTTTTTGTGCCATCTTTTTTTAGAATTCCAGAATGATTTTAACGTCTTCTTTTTGTCTAGTGTCTCTTTGAACTTCGGGTCGATTGTCTATGTAAATTATATCTCCTGTCTTTTTATTTATCTCAGGATTTGCAAGTCCACTTGTGAAAGAAACACCCAGATTAATTTGTTTATTATCAACTATAATAGAACTACCTCCAAAGGAGCTATCAATTGTTCTGTTAACTGCATCCGAAAATTTAATTGACACACTATTGTTAAATGAAACAATAGGTTTGGAATTATTATTTTGTGTTTGATCGACCGAATTGCCAAAAGATAATGATCTGTCCTGATAATATTTTAAAACTTTGGTTTCTTCATCAAAAGAAGCAACATACCCTTTTGCAACGGAACCATCAGTTTGAGTCTGTGTTATTTCTCGTCCAATAATACTAGTTCCATTAATTAATTTGGGCACACTTTCTGTTAATTTAGCAGAAAAAAGTGATGAAAATGAATTTTCTGTAAAAGTTATTCCAACTCCCGAAAATGTTTCAGGATTTTTTATAATTCCAACTTGAGCGAATTTAGTATCTACGGGAAAATCTTTAGTGGAGTCATCAAATCTTGCATACAGTAATACTTTGTCAGTTCCTAGTTCTTGATATATGTTATATCCATGACCTCTAGATGGTGGAATAATAGGTATTAATTTTGCTGGACTATTACCTTCCGGAGTTGGAAAATCGCAATATCCATAAGTATATCCTTTACCACCTTGAGTCACCGTAACTTTAGTAATACTTCCAAGGTTGTCTGTTGTTATTGAAACTTTACCTCCGGTTCCATCTCCTATAATATCTGCAGTATCTCCATTTGTATAATTAGCACCTTTTTGATCAATGAATACGGTTTTAATTTGATTATTGTTTAAATTGGAATCTCCACCATCTCTAATCACTTTAATTTCATTCTCTGTGCTAGTTTCCCAACTATTCGGAACAACTATAAATTCCGTAGAGTCAAATTTAATAACATCTGACGGAGAAATTTTAAATAGATACTTCCACCTATATCCATCAGAATATTCTACTGGTTCTACATCAGTGTGATTTGGTTCTATAGTTGAGGTAGGAGCAGTCGTACTATCACCCGTAGTTCCATTCTCAATACATATATAAATTTTAAATTCACTAGTAATTATATAATATTTTGCATCATATAATCTTAATGCCTTACTGACTATAGCTAAATTTTGATTTCCGGCATATTGTCCATAATCATGCCTATACATATCATAAGCATTGCCCTCAATCCATTCAATTTTTTTTATAACTCTTCTAGCATTTTGTTCAGTAATTTTTTTACCAAACAAACTGGTATCTCTATAATGAGATAAGTGCTGAAAGTTATCTACGGGATTATTAGTTGTGCTTGTATTCCAAGTATCAGTTCTACCAAATCCAGTTGCAGTTGGATTAGATAATCCTAAAAAAGCATAATAAGAATTATTACTGATAGACTCTACAAAAGAACCAGCATTCAATATTCTAAATTGATCTGTTACGAATGCAGCCATATTAATAGGTTTTTTAGATATTTATACGATGTAATCAAGATACAATTTTAGGAAGTGCTCCAGTTAACCTAATACCAAAAGTTCTTCTTTGAATTGTTGGATATGTTGACAATCCAGAAATAGTATTTCCAGTAACACCAATTGATATTGGATTTGAAGATCTTGTACCAGTGGATAATCTTCCCCATGAATACTTTCCGACAGGATTTAATATACTTCCCGTTGTTCCTATGCCAATAATATTAGAGTTAGAATCTACATTACATGTAATAATTCCAATTTTATCACTATTAGATAAAGCAGAAACATAGTAAATATTATCTAAGAAACTTGTACCGATTCCAACAACCGCAGAGTTTGAACTATCAATAGATGTGACTCCAGTTCCAATTCTAGTATCGTAAATATAAACTGGATATCCTACTGATAAACCAGAGAAAGGTGATGTATCATCATGATATATGGTGAATTGAAGTGCTAATGGATTTCCTCCGGTTCCTGTAGTTGTTGTAATTCCAGTCACAATTCCTGAAAATCCATTAATAGTTTCAAATTCTGTAATTTTTTCGATATTTAAATTGGGAGTTTCTGCAAATATTGTTGGAGCAACTGTATATCCAGATCCAGGATTAGTGATTGTAGTTCCAGTAACTACTCCATTAGTAATAGATGCTGTTGCCGTAGATGTTGTTGTTGCTATTCC